TTAATATTATTTACTTGCTAAATACCCCGTTTTTTATTCAAGCTCCTGTTAATTTGGTGTATAATATAGGAATGAGAAAAGCCGGAGGAAGTAGTAAGTCTCCAGCTTTTCTCAAAAATTACTTATAACAACCCAAAGGAGGGTTTCCTATGTCTAGTTTAGCATTGTCTGGCAATCAAGATCACAATCAGTCAAAATCTCCGTTCGACTCTATTAAGCGCATTGATCGTGAAGGTTGCGAGTATTGGATGGCACGGGAGTTAATGGTTCTGTTGGGGTATACAAACTGGCGACAATTCAACGAAGTCACTCAAAGGGCAATTGTATCTTGTCGGGTTCACGGTGAAAATGTAGAACACCACTTTGAGGTTGAGTTCAATCTGGTGAAACGCTCTCAAGGAGGGGGATCTAAGCAACAGAACTATAAACTATCTCGTTACGCGGCATATCTCATTGCGATGAACGGTGATGTCCGCAAACCGGAAATCGCCCAAGCCCAAGCCTACTTTGTGGTTAAAACCCGTGAAGCGGAAACCGTCATTCCTCAGCAACACGATGAATTAGAAGCACTCCGACTGCAAGTCCGAATTGCCGAAGCCCAAGCCAGTTCCATGAAAGATCAGCGATTTGTTTTAGAATCCAGTGCCTCTATCGTCACCATTCACGGTGCAGGAATGTTGGCACTCATTCAAGGTCGCCCCGAAGCGGTGGTGAGAGAAACCGAAACCCAATTCGAGTCGGTTGTTATGAATGAAGATGGCAAGCAACTGGCTGTATTTCGTGGGAAGTCCTTAGCTCAACTTGGCAAGGAATTAAAATTCAAGTCTGGCAAGGAGTTGGAAAAATGGTTAGAATCTTGCGGACACGATCATCTAATTTCTAAAGCAATGCGTCCGGTTCAGACTGACTATATTCCGGCTGAATCTGTTGAATTGGTTCGGGAATTGTGGGCAAATCAAAAAGGCGATCGCCAAATGATTATCGGTGAATAATTAACAGAATACTTAATTAAAACCAAGCATTAAAAAGGGTAGAGGTTCAATCTCTACCCTTTGGGTATAATTAATCTTGATTGAATTAAAAGTTTTGAGAAGTAGACTATGGCACATTATCTGCATAAAGAAGACTACAAAATTGTTATTGACTGGCTTAAAGCTTTGCCTAATGGTTGCGAAGCTAAACCCAGTGATCTAAGAGATTTGGGGTTCAGTATGGAAAGACGTTCCCGCATTCTTGCTCAATTAACTAGATGGGGATTACTTAAAACGATTAAGGCTCCATCTGAACATAATGGAAATCGACACGAATGCACTCTCCACATTAAAACTTTCCCACAAGATTTTGACGCCGATATTTTTTTGAATTCAAAAGGGGAAAATTGCACCAAGCCTGGAAAAACGCGGTTTCTTGTTAATATAGAAAATGACCTATTGGCAAAACTTGACGCGCTAGTAATTCGGGGAGATGGGACTAGAAGCGACATTATCAGTAGATTACTACGGGAAATATAGAGGTAGTAATGCCAAGCAATTGTTAACAAATTTGGTCATTTAATTGCCAATGGGGTTGAAGCAATGGATATAGGGATTTGTTTAATTGCAGAGGATGGAAAAATAACAAAATATGAATATGACCATAATGGATATTTGATGAATTGGGAGGCAGGTTTTTTTGATGTAATAGATAACTAAAGATCGGTTGAGTTATTCCTTTCCTCGAATTTATCAATCTGGGATTCGATTAAATATTCAATTGCGATCGCAACATATCCATTAAACAAACTCGCCAGAAACCCGACATAAACATTAAAAGGCATCAGGATCAAATAAACGATCACTGATGCCTCAAACGTTTGGCAGTAAGGGCATTGAAACAATTTACTAAAAAATGATTGCGCTTTGGAATTTTCAAGCCACACCCGAACAGGATGGAGTAGGGAATGCTTAAAAATAAACCACCGCAAACCGAGAGATAATAACAGAAAAACAATTAAATCAGATAACATTATTTACCCAATGACCATTTTTTGAGTGATTTCAAGTCACTGTATTCCTGATACTGATTGATTAATTCATCAATATTCGATTTCTCTAATACAACACTTCCCCCAATGTCATCAGTGATAATGTACCTGTCATCTTTAATAATTAATTGAGGGCAACAACTTTTACCTCTACACAATGAGACTTGATACTTTCCTTTTATTTCTGTCATTTGTTACAGTCCCCCTCCCGACTAACGCCCCTTCTACTTTCTTGTAAGATGTTTTTAAATTGAATTAAGTTTCGTTTCAATCTTTAAAACAGGCAATCACCTATTGCGAGATGACTTGATTCTCAAATGCTTACGCGCGTCCCTGGATGGTTTCAATCCTTAAAACAGGCAATCACCTATTGCGAGTCCCTACCAGTTGACCCGCCTACTCTAATCTACTCCAATCGTTTCAATTCTTAAAACAGGCAATCACCTATTGCGAGCTTTGTGTGATGCTCAGGGAACAAGTGCCAGTCGGTTTCAATTCTTAAAACAGGCAATCACCTATTGCGAGCTGGCCAGGAACCAACCCCAACACCGGAACCCGTAACGGGTTTCAATTCTTAAAACAGGCAATCACCTATTGCGAGATCTAAGGGCTTTAAGCCCATGCGTTAATTCATGTAGTTTCAATCCTTAAAACAGGCAATCACCTATTGCGAGTGACCCCCGGATGTGAGGTCAAACAAATTTAGTTGAGTTTCAATCCTTAAAACAGGCAATCACCTATTGCGAGTCTAGCGGATTCGATTCTAATTATGAGATGCAATGTTTCAATCCTTAAAACAGGCAATCACCTATTGCGAGGCATACTTAACCTGTATTAGTGTCTCGTCATCAAATGTTTCAATCCTTAAAACAGGCAATCACCTATTGCGAGACAGATGTTTGATTTTTGCTGTTTGGCGGCAACACGGTTTCAATCCTTAAAACAGGCAATCACCTATTGCGAGCATTGAACAAGATTCAATCGCGTCATCCATTAACAGTTTCAATCCTTAAAACAGGCAATCACCTATTGCGAGCTCAGATAGGGGAACGGGTGGTTATTGAATGTTGCATGTTTCAATCCTTAAAACAGGCAATCACCTATTGCGAGATTATGAGTGATGCCCGTGCATCCCTTGGATTCTAAAGTTTCAATCCTTAAAACAGGCAATCACCTATTGCGAGAGCTTAATCCGCAAGTGTTTCAGGCGTTTCTATCGAAATTACCTAAGCTCATTTCATTTATTATAGCACGAGTTTTGGCGGTTTCACCGATCAAAAATTCGTGAACCCCATTTTTAAACAAATCATCTGGAATGATTACGGTGTCTGACTTTTTAGGCTTTTTCTTGGTCGCCTTCTTAGAACCGCTAGGGGTTGCCGAATTTTTATCAATCAAGAATTTATACCAGAAATTATCGGATAACTCCACACCTTGATTGATTGCCATTTGAGCCAAACCTTTCAGTTTAATATTCTGTCCTGAGTTAACATCACGAGCGACAGTATAGCCACAATTAGAGCATTTGTGAGTTCGTTGTGATAGTTTTTTCTTCTCTTGGTGTCCACACTTTGCGCAACATAAAGTAGTCCCCCAATTATCGACCCGAATTACTAATTTTCCGTGTTCCTTTCCCTTGGTTTCTAATAGATTAATAGCCTGACCGATAGCCACATCACTTCCTGCTCTATTACTTCCCCGCTTGCGTTTCTGGTTATTTTTCTCATAGATAGCCGTACCATTTGCAGCTACTATTGGAGCCCCCTCTGTATCTAGTTTTGCCTTAGCTTTAGCTTTTCGGTAAACATTGGCGGGTTTGTAATCTTCGACAAAAATCACATCAAACCAATTAATTAAATTAGTCGAATGCCAATGGTTAAAAGATCGACGGTGGCGGGCGATCTTTTCGTGAAGTTTAGCAATCTTATTGTTAAGTTTCTCCCAGTTCTTAGTCTTCCCCCCATTCATTCGATACTTGCGAGATAATTGTTGCTGCATTTTTCTTAAACGTTTTAACCCACGTTTCAATGGTTGTGCAGCCTCAATAGTGTGACCATTATCCAGTGCCATAACAAATTGATGTCCAGGGTCAATTCCACAACACAACCCTGTTTTTTTGGCTTGTTTAACAGGGACGGATGCAGTTAATTGTACATACCATCCCGATGCTTTTTTACAAATTTTCATCGGGTTAAAATCGCAACCATACCACCGGTCATCAAGCCCAATTACTTCAACATAACCCAACTTAGGAATATTAATTTTACCATCCTTAACCCCTAGATCCTTGGCGTTATAGTGGATCAAAGTCATCACCTTATCTTTGGCTGTTTTGAATCGGGGACGACTATGGCGACCCGCCAGAAATCCCTCCCAAGCCTTGGAGAGTTCATGCGCTACCCCTTGGATAAATTTTGCAGGACAATCAGTAAAGTTAACCTTCCTCTCCTCACCCCTGACTAAATAAGTCACAATCCGATCCTTGTGATGTTGATGTCCAAACACCTTTAAGAACCCGTACAGTACCGACTTTTTAGATTCCAAAGAGTCAATGATTGGACTATTCTCATCAATAGCAACGGGATGGATGAATCCCCTTTTCTTCTCAACTCGTTCAATCCCCATCTTCCAATCTGGGATCTCAATTCGTACCCATTGCTTGAGCTTGCGATCATATCGTTGTAACGGAGTGGCGGGGACGTTAGACTTTGATATTTTGTCGTAGGGGTTCCACTCGTTAAATTCCTCTATCAATCCCAGTGAACGATTCCAAACCCACTTACAGACTAGCATCCAATCCTCTAGGACACGCTCTTGTTCCGAGGATAGAATGAGCTTAAACTCCTTTGTTCGCACATTATCGCTAAAATTAGACATACCTATTTAAGAAATTGAAACGTATATGTTGACATTTCCAATTATAGTTGTATATGATGGAATCACCGATGTTTAGATCGGCAAGCCAAAAGCCGCCCTTGGAGCCGAAAGGATTAACGATTAGGCGATGAAAAGGGAACATTCTCCAGCCAGATATGGTTGGCAATTTTAAAAATAGGTAATCACTAAAAAAGAGGGGGTTTCGACTCCCTCTTTTTGTGACTGGATTTGGGTTGGGCTTAATTCCTTTGTTTCAAAACCCCCCTCACCTTCTCAAATGCGATTGCAGTCTCTAACGCTTCAATCCGCGCCTCGATGCTTGGATCAATAGCGGGGGGTTGCTGCGCCTCTAGTTTGGCAATCCTATCCAACAACTCCACATAGGAGCTATTGTCTGACTTGTATTTTACGGGTTCCCTCTCCAATTTTACTTTTCCATTGGTTAGGGTTTCTAGTCCACTAATCAGAATATCTCTGAGTGCTTTGCTTTGGTCGAAGTCAGTATTACCCCGACCGTTAGGGTAGTGTTCACGTCCATACGCTTCAATCGCATTCAGAAGGTCATCGGGACATCTAAAGTTAATCAGCTTATTCGCCGCCATCGGTTTACTCCTTTTGTGTCTTACCTTTGAGTGTAGCACGGTGTAAAACGAATAGTAAGACATATAAGTAAGATTAATTGTAATTCTGTAAAACAGTATAAACCTATAAGTAATACTAAAGTAAAACTACTTGACAAAGTAAGACAGAAAAGTTATAATGTTATACATAAGGGTTAGAAAACCCCGCAAACACTACAACCGCACCTAACTATCATGAATAACCAAACCGAACGCTTCCTGACCTTTGCTTCAGAAAAAATGGTTACAGAAGAAGGTTTCTTCTATCGCTTTGGAAATAGTGAAATTGACTTTTTACCATCTGACGGCGAACTGTTCTTAACACTTACCTTTGAGGGTCAATTAGAAGCCGAACTTACCCAGTATGACCCCACGGGCTTAGAGTTTACCGATACTGAAACCTTCCCGGAAGACGTGAAAGTTACCGAAATCATCAAATGGTTAAAATCGAAAATTAAATAAATCCCAAATCCCCTCCCTAGAGGGGAGTTCACCCACCTATAAGTTATCAGTCCTACTTACGAGTAAAACATATAAGTAAGACTGATGTAAAACTACTAGACAAAGTAAAACAAATCGGTTAAGATGTAAAACATAAAGATAAAACAAAGTCGGTCGAGCTTCTTACCAGGGACACCCAACCGACTCCACCCAACCCAATTAAGGATCTAAATATCATGGTAGCTCAAATCGTCACAATCACCACCGAGATCATCTCAAGCTACACCTCAACCTTTGACGGAATCACAATCGACACAATCAAAATGGTTCACCCAGATGGGACGATTGAAATCCGCTATGGTTGGACTGAATTAATGGAAAACGGCGAAACCATCCACTTCATCCGAACCAAAGATGGAACAGTTTTAAACGGTAAATGGGCAACGGTTCGCTCTAACAAGTGGATGACAGCCTACAAAGCCTTGCGCCCTGTAACAACCCAACCCCGACCCCGACCCGTGGTAATTCCTGTAATTCCCATGATTCGCTCCTACGCAGGGAAAGCATTTAGCGCGGGGCGCATCAAAAGCAATCCTGATATGGACATTACACAAGAACAAATGGACAAAATCCTGAGAGATGCCCGTCAATCACTCGGTTAGTAGCTAATAACCAGAGGGTGAATTTCACCCTCTATCACTTCACCAAACAGGAATTAACAATGATCAGAGTCGAAGACATCAAAGAATATCAAATCAGTAACTTAAACTCACAGTTACCAATCCTAAGAGTAAGAACAGTTTACGGGAAAACAGAAATCTACACGGGAAACCGAGCTGTCAAAAACTTCTCTATAATCAAAGAGGTTTTTGACAGGATTGAACAAGAACTATGATCTGTCCATCCTGTGACGTATTGAAGTATTCGGATAGAAGTTGCAGCCCTCAACCAAGAGGGCTTTTGAGTATTCTAAAAAGATTTTTCTAAAAACGCTTGACATATTCTGGTTAACTGTGTACTATATTAATTGTAAGGATAAAACACAAAGGACAAAGACAATGAAAGCGATTCAAATGACTGACGGATTTAGCACAATGACCGAAGCCCAACAAGCCTTTGAAGCAATGGCAAGCATGGATGGATTCTTGGGGGGTCGGGTTTATGCAGAATATCGCGTCCAAGTGTTTTTTGAATGTGATCAGGATCTACCCTACGGTGAATTATACGAGGGTTCCCCGGAGCGAGTGATACAGGTACGGCGTGGGTTAGGGATTGGAAACCCTAAGACCGAAGTTCCACCTTTTAAAGCAGTACATCAAAAACAAGAGCAACCGGAACCGGAATTAGACGAAGTAGACACAGCAAGAGTTAAGTGGATAGAAGCATCGGAAAATGCCCGCAAATCTTGGATCGCAAAAGATATAAAAACATTTACTGAACTTACGAAAACATCCCATCAACTGAACGAAGTTTACACCGCGCTACTACACAAAGCAGTTTGTGAAACACCCATAACAGGATATTGGAACTAAGTCAACAAACAAGCCACCGGGTTTATTCGGTGGCTGTAAGAATAAAACACAACCCCATCATATTATGAAATGCCCAGAATGTAACGCCGAGATGTGGCTAGACGGATTCAGAAGAAAGAAACTAGCCTATAGATGTTCTAAATGCCATAAGCAACTTGTAACCCCATCCGAACAAGGGAAAGCAGGGAGACCGCACGGAACCGCAAAAGGTCGGACTTGTGACCTCTGTGATAAACCCCATTATGCCGGGGGGATGTGTCAAGCGCATTATCGGAAAGAAAAACGGAAAAAGTAACCATAACACAAAAAAGCACGGATTTAACCCCGTGCTTTTTTGATATTTAATATTAGTGGGCGACTTCGTAAAAAGTGCGTTTACGGCTCCTGGGTGTTCACTGCACCGCGAGGGGTTTTGTTATTATTAATTATATCATTTTCATTGTTTAGTTGTGTCCAAAATACGGTATAATTATTGAGAGTTTTGGGGATAAAAACATGGGAGAAGCAAAGCGTCGGAAAGCGTTAGATCCTAACTACGGAAAAACGGATCTAGTTGACATACTAAAGAATCGGCAATCATCAATATTTGACGATCAAATTCTGAGTGACTATCTTCGATATCGAATCAAAGCTGGAAGTTTTTTTGATTCTCAACGCAAGGATTTACAACTCCAAGAGAACAAGAATGGAGAAATAGCTCAATCTTTTAAATTAGCATCTAAAGTATTAAGTTGCGGACAGGATGTTTTACTCCCCGATATTGACAAATACATGAATCAATTGGACGAAAATTTAAAAAGTGAATTTAGTGTTTTTATTAACTACGTTTTAGG